TGTAATAGCAGAAAAAGAGGAATGCTCCAAGATTGGACCCCATTTTTCAACTAATGCTTGATAGTTTGACTGAGTCATTAGATTCTATCTCCTTGTTGATTTATTCTGGATATATTTATAAAAGTTAGGTTTTTCATTGGGTTACTTAGTTACGGTTCAAATCTGCTAAAAGAGCATTGATCGTTGAGTGCTCAGAAAGTGGTTGTTTCACTTCTGTGTCCTCTGTGATAATTGCTTCTTCTTCAGTGACTTCCTCAACTACTGGTTTCGCTTTTTTGAAGAACGATTCCTTTAGTGTTGCAAGGTCTGATTTGTAGCTGTCAACATTATCGAAAGCAAGCTTTTCTGATAATACTTTAAATCTTTCTTGTTCTACAAGTGTAAGACCTTCAGTCATTTCAGCAAAAACGCCAGCCGCTGTTTGTGCATCAGCTGCTTTTTTGAGCTCAACATTCTCAACAATCGCTTTATTAGCGTCTGCTTTTAATGTTTCAATTTCTTCTTCAAGTCCAGCAACGACGTCTAGAGTTTCCTCATCAACATCAATGTTGTGCTCTTCGAATAGGCCTTTAAGACCGTCCATTAACGACTCCGCCATCTCTACCTTAATACCGGCTTCAATAGCAATTTCGTTCTCTGACATCCACTCTTCTACAACGTAGTCAAGATATGAGTCAAGATTTTCTAACATCTGTTCAACTGATTCATCAAGCGCAGTTTGCATTGATGTTTCTAGAACTTCTGTTTTCTCAACGATGATAGCGTCAGCCTTGGCTGTTGCCGCTTCGTTAACCGCAGCTTCGAATACCATAGTTGCTTTAGCTGTAAATTCTTCAGACAAATACATGCCTTCGAAAATAGTCGCGATTGACTCTGCTACTTCAATTACTTCTTCTACGATTTCATCAGAGTCTACTTCTGATTCTTCCGCTTGCATTGGTGCTGGTGCAACTTTATCGGCTGTTGGATCAACCTTTTTGTTTACGTCAGCTTTTTTCTTCTTATGTACGCCGCCTGCTGGTGTCGCAGGATCCATAACTTCTGCCGCAGGAACACCTGTTCCGCCAGATTTTTCGACGAACTTTTCGTCTAAGTCATTTGACATATGTTCTACTCCTTTTATTTGGATACTTGTATTATATGAGTATTATTTATAATAATATTATTTTTCAACTTTTTCTAAGTGAGTTCACAAAACGCTCGAATAATTCAGACGCAGTGCCTTCATCGATTTTAGTGACAACACGTCTAATTTGCTTTTCTACTACTTCTTGTATTTCTTCAATAACTTGTTCAATAGGTTCCTGAGCAATCCAGTTACCTGAAGCTATATCGTAATAGTATTCAGCATTCTCCATAATACCATTTACAAAACAATTTGGACCAGATGGGTCAGTCACGATGTCGACAGTGGCTAGATGAAAGTCATTTTGTACTTCCATAATACCATCTCTCGTTGCTTTAACTGAACCTAATCCGCGGGTAGATACACCGATCTTAACACCCTCGTCCATAAATGTTTTGACTATCTCACCCATTGGTGTACCAAGAATTTTGGCTTTACCAGTGAAGTTTGATCCCTCTCGTTTCATCTCTGTAATAAGATGAGACACGCGATCGCCGTTGATTGTAGGTCCGTCTGGGTGACCCAATTCGCCTAGCGCTCGCTTTGTTTCTACAAAGTCAGCATTATATCTGACCATTTCTTTTTCTAAAATCTGCGACGGATAAATTCTTCCGTTGCGGTTTTTAATATCGCCTTGCATAAAAATACCTTCGATGAAATGAGTTTTCTTACCCGTTTCTTCGTTCATTTCTACGGCAACATTGCATTCTTCTACAACTTCTGTTATTAGTCTCATATCTTAGATCCTTTAATTTTTTATTTATAACGCTTCTCGGGCAAACCCTACGATCTCTTTAAACCCTGCTTCGTCTTTCATCATTACCTTTGACATGTCTCTGCGGTTTTTTGCATTAAGATTTTTATAAAAGTCATTTAACAGTTTAGCATCTTGTTTAGATACCTTTACGTTTTTGCCATTTTTTAATCTCATGTTTCCCACTTTAACAGCTTCGTCTAACATTTCAGAAAAGCTTTCACGCCGAATAATATCTTGACCTCTATCGTCTGTTTGGTCTGTTCTAGTCTTTTTGAAAACCGTACGAGTCTTACCGTCTGGTCCTGTTTGAGTAACGCCGTGTTTCATCGCAGAAGAAGTAGTTTCAGCTACTTCAGTCTTTTTTTTACCTTTTGCACGCATGATAGCAAAATCGTGTCCATCAATTTTACCATTTTTGTTATGGTCAAGTTTCTTTTGTCCACCACTTAAAGCTTCGTTCCACTTACCAAATGCAATGTCAGAAACCTTATCAGAAAGATCTTCTTTATATGTGCCACCATATGTGCCAGTTTTGTCAGAAGTGTGTGGTAAGTCATGATGAACACCCATTTTTATCTTATGGTGCTTATGGTAAGCTTTCATAGCAGATTTAACGCCTGCGTGATCGCCATCTTTGTTAGCCTTTAAAGCGTTGTTCAAGTGTCCAGCAGCTTTTGCGTGATGCTTAGCTTCATCATTCGAGAATTTAACTTTACGCTTGATAAATCTTTTTGTTGAAGCAGAATATTTGTCTTTGCCACCGGTTGGCATCTTAGCTTTATGTTCAGCATCATCTTTATGTTCAGCTTCTCTTTTGTTATGATAGTCTAGAGCAGTATTCAATTGCTTAGCTGCTTTTCTCTTATTCAACATGTTTCCGATAATACCTTCGTTAACATCTTCATTTTTATCTTTTTCCCAAGGAGCTTTAGCAAGAGAAACTTTTTTCTTACCTTCAGGAGTTGTTTCAGAAGCTTTGTCTAATGCTTTCATATTTGACATTTCTTTTGATTCGTTTGCTCTAAACTGGCTAAACTTTCTGCCTTTACGTAATACAGGCTCTTGGTCTGGTTTATCGCCATAAGCTGTATCGTATTCAGCATCAGCTTTTTCTGGTGTGTTATCCGCTTTACGTACAGCCTTTGGTTTTCCAATATCACCGCTAAACTGATTGTCTGGAGCTACAGGGTGCTGCCCAGGTTTTTGGTTATGTAAATCTTTGAAAGCTTTTTCTTCCGAAGATTTCGGCTGAGCAACTTCGCTAAGGATATTTTTAAACGTTTTCATCACTTAACTCCTAATTTTGTTTGTATATATTTATATGAATTTATTGTTCTCATTTTATTCTTCTGCCTCTTCCGGCGGATTTTCTTTGGCTTCAGCTTCGATTTGATCCTTCATGTCACCCATTTCTTCCTCTGACATACGAAGAACGTTACGCAATACCCATTCTCTAGAATAGTATGTGCCAACATGTTCTTCAACTTCACGTAGAGTACTGAGTCTTTCACGAGTAATTTCAGCTTCTTTAAGCTCTTGGAAATAGTTATCCTGAACAAAATCGTAACGAATAGCGTTTTTAATTTCAGCAAATTCTTCTGGCGTTAAAACACCTTTAAGTACTAATTGCTTTTCAAGTAGTGACGTAAAGATAGACGTAAAACGCGCTCTTAGTCTTTTAATGAATTTACTAAATTTTAATTCATCACGAGTAATTTCTGAAACACGACCAAACGAATACATTGTCTCTGGTTCTAAACGCGATAGCGGAACCTTTAATGATTTGTATAATTTACGTTGGAAGTATTGCATATTAGTATCGTCTGTTAATCCAGCTGCGTTTCCGCCTGCCATCGTATCAACTTCAGTTGAACGTTCACCACCACGACGAGGAAACCAAAAGTCTTCAGTCATAGTCATCATTTTACGAGCATCTGTAATTTCACCGGTTGACGAGTTATATTGTAACTTGTTTTTATGGCGAACCATCATGTCTCTTAAATACTGCTCAGCTTTCGATTTAGGTAAGTTGCCAACATCAATATAGAAGACTCTTCTTTCAGGAGCTCGTGTAATTGTGTAAATAACTGTTGCATCTTCCAACATCCTTAACTGGTTGAGTGGCTTTATTGAAGGATGTAAATATGATAAGACCAATGAATTGTTTTCATTCATTACGCCTGAAGTAACTCTAGCAATAGAGTCCTTAGCAATTTTATATCCTTGAGTACCACCGCCTGCAGAGCTTGATTTGTTTGATCCAAATCCTGTTTCAGAATACATATAATATTCTGATTTAACTTTTTTAACTGGGATACCTGAATGTGGATCCTTTTCACGTTTATCAACTTCACGAATAAGTTTTAATTTACGTGGATCTACATATCGTAATTCTTTAATCCCTTCAGGGATATTTTCCGGATCAATAATAACGTGATAGTTTAATCGACCATCAACATAGAATTTTTGGAACGTTTCGTAAGCTGTTGTAGAAAAATCCATTAATGACAAGATGCCATCAAACTCTTCTATAACTATTTTCTTAACTTTGTCTGGTAAGTCTGTATCGTCCAAAAGAACTTCAACAACCTTATCATCTGTATCTACACTAATCGCTTCATTGATTACTTCGTCAACAGCTTGTGCAATTTCTGGTTGGTGTGCTAATCCTCGGTATTTTGTTACCAATTCCGATTCAGTTTTAGCAGTGCCTTCCATATCCAAGAGTGTACTATAGAAGCCACCCATTGCGTTACCAACGGTGATAGCTCCATCGTCATTTTGAGGTTCAGCAAAAGAGGAAGGCTGAAAGCCCTCCCCGTCATCTGTGTCTCGTTTAATGTCAAAACCAAAAATCTTCATTTATTCACTTTCTCATTATTTAAGTAGTTGGAATGCCGGTATTACCCTCAACACGCCATAAGTCATATTGGAATGTAACTCCAAATTCTTCGATTGTATCAGACTGTGCCCAATCCATTTGGATACCGTCGATACCGACTGGATACATACCTTCAAAGATATATGTTCTAAGAATTGAACCATCTTTACTGAACTGAGTAATTTGTCCAGTTGATTTGTAGTCTTGTGGCAATGCTCTAGTATTAGAGTCATGTGAGTTGATCGCGTTTGACCAAGCTTCCATTGCATTGCGTACTGCAAAGTCTTCATCGTTGATTACCTGCACGGTCCAATCCTGAAATGTTCTATCACCGGCATACTTGATCTGACGACCAAAGTAAGGTACCGTAAATTGCCCCAGAATTGATTCTGGGATACCTGCTGAACGGATCATAAACGGAGTTTTGATGTCAGCTTCTGGAGCAATTGGGTTAGTGATTTGACATTGGAACAGGGTAGGACGTGCACCGCCACCGACGAGCTCTGATTTGAACTGGTTGATATTGAATGCCATGTCTATTTTCTCCTATTTTCTATTCTTATTTATTTAAGTTAACTGACCAACAATTTCGTCAAATTCAATACCTGTTCTTGTAGCAACGAATGTTAATTCGATAACGTTAATAGAACGGGCTGGTTTGATGAATATGCTTGCACGGAATTTATTTTGGTCAATTACCTCAGGAGTGTTAACGGTTGAGTCACTGACTACTCTGTAATCAATAATACCACGCCTTCCTTGGATATCACGTAAGAACGGATCTACAATATTCTTAAACTGTGTTTGAGTGAATTCATCGTTCAATTCAAACAAGAAGCTTTGAGCTGCTGTAGCGATAGATTTCTCAACCGCGATAAACAACCTACGAACATTTAGACGATCAAACGCAGATGCTAGACCTAAACCAGTTTTATCACCAAATAGTACAATACCTTGACCTACTTGAGACATAACAGGGTTAATGTCTGAACCATACAATAAATCTCTCATTGTTTTGCTAGGGTTAAATGCTAGCTTAACAACGTTTTTGATTACACCTTTTCTGAAACCAGCTGGTGATTCCCAAGGTTCAACTCTAGCTGCTAATCCAGCCATATCACCGTTTAATGGTGTCCAACGATATACATCGTTATACTTATCATAGCGGTATTTGTATCCAGAGTCAATGAATGTGTATGACGAATTTTGTACCTTGTTACGATATGCAATTACGTTTGTAAGTTTAGCATTCATTTTAAGTTCGTCAACAACAGCTTCCTTAGATGGTGAGATAAATGCAACGCAATCTTTTCTTGTTTCACAAATATTAGAAACAATATAGTTTGCTCTTACTGCAGCATCATCGCCTTTACCTTGTAATACAAATGCAATGTCGATTTCGTTAGAACTTCTTAAAGTATCATATGCTGCGCCTAATTGAGCTAAGGTAGCCTTAGCTTCAGATAATGCAGTATTTCCACTAGGATTTCCACCTGAGAATGATTCATATTTCGCTACTGCTGTATTTGCAGTACCAATTTGCGACGCATAGTCAACTTGTACCCAATTAGAAAAGTTTTCAATCACTGTACCATAATAATTAGAAGTACCTTGTGGTGAAACCGCACCCGGTGTTGTTGAAATATTTTCGAATTTTTCTAGCATAAATCCTTTTGTACCGGAAATTAAACCATCTTCGTCAATCACTGCTACGTGAATATTGCCTGCGTCTGGCTTTCTAGCGAATGTTGCGCCATGTTGCCATTTCTTTTTCATTGACAATTTAGCAAGATCTGTTTCAGCTAGTGTATATTTGTTAGCAAACTCAATATCGTATGTGTATAAAGCAAGGAATGCAGTATTAGCATCTCCCGGAGTTGCTTCAACTTCTACTCCTGTCTCTGTGAATGAGCTAACTCTTAGTTCTTGGTATCCGACTGACTCGTTACCAATTTCTAATACGTCACCTGCAGATAAATCTATTAGGTTTTGTGTATTAGCAGTTTCAAATTGAACATTAGCAGCGTTAAAACTGATAACCTGATCTATTTGAGTATTTGAAACTTTATTTGTTGGAATTCCTGCAACTGCAACGAATTCGCTTTCAAAGCCGTCTGAAGTTACCCAAGCAACTTGTAATGAATCACCAAGTTCACCTTTATACTTCGCTTTAAAAGCACCATAGTCACTGTTGTCTGCAATTACTACATTGTTTGCATTATAAGTTAAATCTAGTGTTGTACTGTTAGCTTCGGTTGAACCATCTTCTGCACGAACAACATACAGAGCATTTGAATACGATAAGTAATCAGCAGCTGTAAAAAATGTTTCGTAATTGCTATCATTAGGTGCACCAAAACGATCTACGAGTTGATTTTCTGATGATAACAGCAATGGTTCGTTAGTCGGACCCCATCTAAACACACCTGCCAAAGCAGCTGGTGGTGTTGAAATGGCTGGTACTGCCTGGGAAGCATCAACTTCTCGAACGATAACAGAGGGACTTACGGAAAAAGCCATATTTTTCTCCTTTATGTATTGAAAACGCGTTAATCTTGTTTTATATATTTCTTACTGTTTCTATTTATAAAAAAAGGTATTCTATATAAATGACTCACAGTCTGAGGCCGTCGTCTTCATAGTAAAAATCTTCGCCACTATCAACAAAGCCAAAAGGTAACAGTTCCTCCTCAATTTGTTCTTCTGTCTTCTCTCGTAACTTTATAAGTGTATTTATGTCAGTCATATCTTTGAAATATGCCTGTTCAGTCATCCATGCGAATAGAACAAGGTTCATAACCAAATCGTCATGAAATCCTGACTCTGCTTCATATGAATTAGCCTTTTTAGAGAATCGACTAATCTCTTGTATTGTATCAAAATCTTGAATAATAAGTTGGTTTTGTTCAATTAACATTTTAAGCATACTGCAGCCAGTTGCTTTAACATTTTTGGTTGTTCGTATTCCATTATCTACTTTTTTACCAAACCCACCAGTAAGCATTTTACCAGAGCGTCCGTTATTTGCGGTATATAGTATATTGTCATAACCATAATCCATTAAGAGAACATCAGCAACCTGTTCTCCGATATCGTTAACTTCAATTAAAACTGCAGCAGTATTATATACTTGGCCTATTCTATAAACAACTGATGCAAAGTCAATTGGTCCGACCATGTTATCTCTAAAGACCGCCACTTGTTTATATGGCATTTCGGTAATATCAATTACTGAAAAACATGAATAGTCTAAACCTTTACCACGAGCAACATCGACCGTCATACAATACTGTCTTTCTTTAATCGGCTTTTCGTATTGTATAAAACCATCAAGCTGCGCTATTGGTGTTGCGTGTAATAATTCTTTTAGTTTCCAACCTGCGATAAGAGTACCAGAACTACCTAGAAATTGGCAGCAGTATTCTTGGTTGAATTTTTCTTCGTCGTGGTCTAATGCTTCGATCGTTTCCTTACGCCATTTTTCATCTCGACCCGGAACATCATGCCACATAACCTCTTCATATTCGTAACCGTTACTACCCTCTTTTGCGCCAGTACATGTTTTCCAAAAATGGTTTAATCCATTTGGAGTAGAAGTCATTAAAAGTTTTGTTGACTCGCCAGACGAAATAGTAGGATAAACAGATGCGAAAAATTCGTCGTATCCTTCAATAAATGCAACCTCATCGAGATATAGAAAATTAACAGACTTACCACGAATAGCACTTGACGATGTAGTACCTGCCAAAACTTGACAACCATTCTCAAGTGCAATGTTTCCTTTGTTCCATTCTTCAACCCCTTGTTGCAGCCATTTAGGTAATGCCTCAAATGCAAGCTTAACTCTTGCCATAACTTCTCGAGCAGCGTCACCTTTGTTAGCCAAAATAGCAACAGTTTTAAATTCGTTAAATAAAACATAGTGTAAAATGATAGCCATCGCCGTGGTTGTTTTACCAGACTGACGTGCCGTTAAAACTGCTAGGCGCCTATTGTCTGTAATTTTCCGCGTAATGTTTTCTTGGTAATCGTACATCTTAAATGGAACTAATCCTTTATCAACGTGTACAATTTTAATATAGTTTTTCGCAAAGTAAATAGGATCTTGTGCGCATTTCATGTACTCCTTTAAAAGTTCAGGAGACCATTCTATCTCTTCACCAATCCTTTTAAGATTTGAGTTTCCTAAATAACCATCAGCCATTCTCAGTATCTTTCAACATTTTTAATAAGTCAGCAGTAGACACAATAAGATTGTTATTCACAGTGTTAGTTTGTGCAGCTTCTTTAGGCGCATTAATCTCTTCCTCTGCAAACTTTTTCTTAGTTGAAACATCAGCGAAATCTTTGTTAGCATCAAGCAGAGTTTTCATTAGAGTAGAAACAACTTCAAAACCGCGAGCTGACTCTGATTGTTTAGCAATTTCTAACATTTCTCTAACCGCATCGTTTCCTAGCTCGATAACACCTTCTATGTTTTCACGAACCTTTGCGAGATCTCTAAGGTTTTCATCATCCTCGTCGGTTACTATTGCTGGAAGTATTTCTTCAACAACTTCTTCCGGCTGGGATGCCAATTCCTCTTCTCTAATTTCTGAAAGCGGTCTCAGTCCGAGGTTTTCAGCTATCTTATCATTCATATTATTCACTCACTATGGTTTTAATAATACCCCAGTTGTCATTAAATTCAATGTCTTGGTATGGAACTGATCCAAAGTCTGGAGACGATATAGTCACTGCAGGTGGATTTCTGTATCCGGATCCTGCGTCGGTTATAGTTATTGATTGAACATCCCCGTTATTACCGACATTTGCTATAGCAGTTGCCTGTGACGATGTTGGCGGAGAAACAGTAATTACTGGAGCGTTCGCGTAGAACTTCCCTGCATTATTTATTGTAATTGAGTCTATGATACCATTTACTAATGTTGGAGTTGCTGTAGCAACGAACGTCGCAGGAATATCGTCAGGATCATCAATCGTAACAATTGGAGCCGTGGTATACCCAGATCCACCAGAAGTAACATCAATAGAAATTACCTCACCGTCAGTCACTGTTATTGAGGCTACTGGAAGATCCTTATCAAAGTTTTTGGTAAATAAATCACCTGTTCTTGCAGTTGTTGGTATCGTATATGGATCACCACTAGACGCAGTAGGCATATCGCCTGTTGTTTCCCAAGTTACATTATCTAAGTATCCAAGGAAGCTTCTATTAGCTCCATCAAATACCGACTCGTTACCTTGAGCATCACCAGCTCGATATGTATGTCCTGGGAATGCAACGTTACCTGCTCCACGTGTTTCTTGCGTACCATATAAGCCATTAACATTAATACGAATAAGGTTTGTGTAATGTTCTACTTCTACATGGTTCCATTGATTAATGATTAAGTTAGTATCAGAAGTAACGACTGGTGCACCACCATATTGGAACCTAACATTACCAGTATCAGCAGTAAAGAATATTTTTGTAAATGGCGCAAAGAGTACTGACATTGGATTATTACCACCCGGAAATGATGTTGGGTAAATCCAAAATGATACTTTATATCCAGTGTTAGAATTAAAATATCCAGTAAATGTATGTAATAGAGTAACATCATCTTCGCTACTGTGTGCTAATGCATCATCGCCAAACTTAAACTCTGCAGCCACATTTGGTGGAGGTGCTATTGAAAAACCCGGAGTATTATAAAAATTGCCTGGGTTTGTTATAGATACGTTAGCAACGGAATCTCCACTTAATGTGGCAGTTGCGGTAGCCGTTGTTAAAGGCGTGTCTGGTAACCCTACAGTTACTGTTGGTATATTACTGAAATAACCACCACCATCATTGATTGTCAAACCAGTCACTGCACTATTTGTTATAGTCGACGTTATGTCTGCATTTGCTACGTCAGGCGCGCTAATAGTGACGGCAGTATTTGAGTTATAGTTTTCACCATCGTTAGTTATTCTAATGTTACTTACTGAACCTGTTGACAAAGATGATATAGCGGTTGCTGTTTCACCGACGTCAGTTATTGGCGTATTTGCGGTTGATAGACCCGGTTGAATATCAATGCCTTCTAAGAATGGGGAGTTAGTATCAGTACCATTAAACATATCGACGTCAACAAATTTAATAACCTTTTTCTTTTTCTCTGGGCCAAAGTAATAACCTCTAAGCGTAAAGGTAAGTGTATGTAAAACCATTTGTCTTTCGTCAAACGCACCTTCATAAAGATCCTCGATTGTTACGCTGTTTAAAACAACAGGTATGTCAATAGGATCTAAATCTGGTATCATTTTAGCGCCTACGGTCCAATCTGGTGTAAAGAATGGTATAATTTGTTCTAGTATTTTTGTCGCATCTTCTGAATACTTTGTCATAATATACAAAGAAAAATCTAAGTTATATGGTACAGGATTATATACGTAAGACCTAGCATCATCTGTTTCTGCCTTACCTCGTTTAATCATTTTACCAGTTGTTGCTAATTTGCGTGTAGGATCATATGAAATGTTTTGTATTTCAAAAGACATACGTGGTAACGTCATAGCAGGACGACGACTATTAATTAAATCTGGATCACCGGCTACCCTTGCTAATATCTTTTGATATGGAGCATAGGCTAATGGAACAATCATTTCTTTTTTAAGTACACCAGCGTTATCGTGCCTTTGGATCTTTAACTGATTAAACAGTGTTCCAAACAAAGCTACGTATTTTCTTGTAGTTGAATTATAAAAATAATTTGCGATTGCCATATTGTTAATCCTGTATAGAAATGTTTTCGCTGAATGGATCCATTTCAGAGAAGTCTAATATATCATCTGCCTGATCTTCAAACGCAAGGTTATTTGCAAGTGGGTCAACACCTTCAAGTGATGTAAGTGATGTAACCGTATTTGCTGATGTATCAATGTCCGCAAAGTAGTTATCAATTTCATAATAGCCAGTATCAAACGTTTCACCAGAGTATTCAGCCAATTCACAACGCATGTCATATACTTGCAGCGCGCCAGTTTGATAGAATACACTTTCGTGTTCAACGTGTTGGATCTTATACATTTTTTGATTGAGTGGCATCCAAATCATTTCACCTTCAAGTGGACGTTTTCGCGTATCTTGTTCGCGTGTAACGTATTGCTCAAAAGTACGAATAGCAACAGTGAATGTAATTGAGTCACGAATTTGTAAACCAAACTTAGATAAAAAGTCACCTTCGCCTTCAAATCCATCAACGTTTTTAATGTATACTTCAAAATCATAATACTTATCAAACGTTGGCAAATCATCTTCGTTTAGAATTCTGTCAATGTTTTCGTGTAATCTTGTAATGAATTTGACGTCTATGCCATAAATCTTAATTGACTCAATAACTAAATCGTCAATTAAGTTTTGCTCATATACGTTATCATGATTTCTAAAATATGCGTTCGTTGCCATAACTTATCCAATAAAATTGTAAGTGAGAGGTTGAAGCGATCTGATTGCGTCTTCTTCAATTCTCTCCCTGTCAGCTCTCGCCTCTGCTAATATTTGTTCTCCGTTGAACTGTACACCACCAACTAAAGTCATTTGGTTAAATTTAGTAAGGTTCATGCCCCATTGCTCTCTGACTAAAACCGCGGCATAATTTTGCAGCCATCTGTCTGTCCATAATTCTGCATATGCGTCTTCATCAAGAATGTCGTATGCTTCAATAATAATATAGCCGCCAACTCTCCATTGTTTAGTATCAGTATCAATGTGTAATTTGTTTACGTACTTATTATAACGAATTAATGGTTTACCAACAAGTAGCTCTTGCATAAACTCAATATGTTGCATTGTCATATAATAAGTCTGCATAGAGTAACTAGTCATATCTTGTATGTTATTTAAAACGAATTGATAGTTAACGTTAAACATACCAGTACCTGTAGAAATATTAGTATCAAAACCAAATATTTTAGAAATACCAAGTAAGTTTGGTGGCAAAGGAATATATCCGTTTTCCTTATCAGCTTCAGTAATCTGATGCTTAAGATATACTAATTGACTACCATTATAATGATAATCTCTCCAAAAAGAAACTGCCTCATCTACACGATCATCAACCTGTTCGTCAGCAACGTTAATTTCAATTACTGGTGCGCCGATCTTTCTTAAAATAAAATCTTTAAAATCTTCTCTAGATTGAGGTTGTGCCATGTCTTATCCTAACTCTTCTCTAATGATTATTTTGATGTATCCTGAGTTAGGAAACGTTTCAATTTGACCGTTAGTATATGTTACTTGGAATTCGGCGTTGTGAATTCCCGTATTTGATGTATCTCCAGCCTGCCAAGGATAAGATACTATACCCTTCGTGGCATTAATAATAGATGCAGTGCCTAAATTAACTAAGCTTGAGCCTTCTTCTGTTGACATATTAAACTTTACTTGCGAAGCAGGATCAATGATTTTGCTCGGCCAGTTGAGTCTGTTAAGACGGCTTCAATGGACGGAGCAGTGTCGTTTTGCTTTATGTAAAAATTCGCCGCCATGTGTTTATCTCCAAGGTTTACTTTTATTTATTAAAATAAATTAGTTTCTAACTTCAGCATAAGTTAAACCAATATTTTTTAGTTTTATATTGTTTGGTTCTGATGTTCTACGTATAAGAACATTATTTTCTTTAGTATTTGTCAGCTCTATAGAATTTGGACCAGACCGTGCTCTATTTGTAAGCGTATAGTTAATTACTGTTGAATTAAGAGCAAACCCAAATGCTCCTGTAGTTTGACCCAACGAGAATTGCGCCATAGTACCGGATATTGTAATTGGGAATATTATATCTGCACCACCAGAAATTACTGAGAAACCACTTGAAGAAGCAGTAAAGTCAATTTCATTATTGCCAGAATATAAGTAACTCTGTATACCAAACTCAATACGAGCAGGTTCAGTCAAAGTAAATGGTATAGTTCCACTAAATTCACCGTATACCGTCGGGGTCTCAACGGCAACTTGAACATCAAATGTTAAGGTTTGATTTAATTCAGCAAGTACTGGTACAAAAACATCAGAACTAAATGTATAGTCAAATGTACTAGAAGCCTCTCCAGCGATAGTTGAAAAACCACCTCCAAAGAAGCTTAAATCTAGTGTTGATGTAAATACGCCATTTGCGGACATTTATTCAGTCCTTATGCGCCACCAGCGGTAATTGAAAATGTTGTTATTGTAATTTGCTGACCAATAGCAATGTTAGTGTTATCTAACTGCATATCTCCACCGCCACCTGACGCTGTGATTGTACCTTGCATGTGGCAAACTGTTCCATCGCTTTGATGAATTCTAAAATAACCTGCTGTACCTGACGCATCAGCAGATAAGTCTTGCCAATTACCAGACAACTGAATTACGCCGCCTGAAGGAACTGCTAACCATTCGGTAGGCAATATCATAGTAGCAACGATGTTACCAGTATTTGCTGATTGACATTCTGTAGGTGCCACACCAGTTGCGATAGTTAAAATAGGGTTTGCACCGACTGTTGTCTCTAATGACTGAAGTGTACCATTACGAGCTCCCGGTGATAACTGAAAAGCCATCTTTCTCTCCTTTGTTTCAATATTATTTATCTATATTTATAAAAAAAGAGTTGACATATAAATCCAGTGTGGTATAATAGATTTATCTACTACAAAACAATAATAATGTTATCTTCGTTCAATATCATCTTCCGATAGAGTATTTCCCATCCATACTTCAATTACTTTGACTGGACGGTCGCCAACATTGGTCGCGTGATGCCAACATTTTACTGGAATATCAATACTGTCACCGGTTTTATATACTTTAGATGTAGAGTAACCATTATTAAATTCTAAATCCATTTTTAATTCACCATCAACGATATGCCAATGTTCGGAACGAACAAAATGGCGTTGGTCTGATAATGATTTACCAACATCAACCGATAACTCTTTTACTTTCCAATGACCATTTTGGTCTAAGTCTCTATATTTACCCCATAGTCTTTGCGTTGTTGGCTTATCCCATTCCTTTAGGATCCACGATGAACTGTTCTTTTTATCTTCACCACCAACTCCAAACATAAACGATACATTACACTCATCACGTAATTCTTTAGCAAACTCTACTTCTGGCGTTGTTCCTTTTTTACGATCACCGCCATTAACAAATATGATTTCTGAATTTCGTGGAGCTTGTTTTGCTACATACCGAATAGCATCACATGCAGTATCGTCTGAGTCATCAAAAGTAAATACATGGCCTACACAGCCAAGTTCTTTAATAATAGCCATGCGTTCTTCAACAGACATAAAAGGTTTACCCTTTTTACGAGTTAACCATTCATCGCTGTTTACGCCAACAAACAAAATACTACCAAGTTCTTTTGCTGCTTTAAAATATTCAATATGTCCTGAGTGTAGGGGATCAAACCCACCTGTACAAATTACCGGTTTCATTACATTCTCTCCTTCATCATATAATTCCAAGCAAAATTGGTCTTTTTGTTTGTACGCATATTTTGGTTAACAAACCCGGGATGTACCCACCAATCTTCGTACGCATTTGTTTCATCAACTGCAACATTTGGTACTAACAATATATATCCAATTTCTTTTAGTATTTTTCTGGTCTTATCTTTAAGATCCGATCCCCACCAACATTCGTTGTGTTGAATTTGAATTATTGAAAACTCATATTCGTTAAATGGTATATTTTCTAATGTTACTAAAGATGCGTTATCTGCATTGATACGTAAAAAATCTACGTGTTGTTCAATACAGTTTTGTTTAAATAAATCTTTAAAGTTAACTTGACTCGCATCAGCAAGAACCGCGGTTGTGTTACGTTTCCTACTAAATATAGCGCACATTCTTTCAGAAACATCAACTGATAAGCCTTTCCAGCCAAAGTCTTTTTCTAATAGGTATGTATTATTAAACAATGTCGGGTGACCTGATCCTACTTCAATAAACGTGCCATTCTTTTTACCATTTAAAGTTGATAAAACAAACATATCTTGGAAGTGACGAGAATAGTTTTTCTTTACTTTATCTAAACCATCAAATGTAAATTTATATTTACTACTTTCAGCATCGGTATATGGCAGTGTACTAGGATAGCCAACTTGACTTATCCACCAATCAACGCTTTCGCGCATTTCTTTATTCATATCTAATTTACGTTTATGTTTTAAATCAAAGAATAAATTTTTAGAGTCATCTCGCCCATCTGATTTCCATTTAGATACAGCAAAGCAATATTCTAAACCAACTGATCCGGGATAATCTAATTCTTTATTTGGTTCAACGTCTTCGCAATCCATACCCATTTTGGCGTACATCGCTCCATCTCTAAAATTACTTTGTTCTATTGAATATTTAGCAGCCCAATAATAAGCCTCTGGTCTCGCAGGTAAAACTGATATGGCACTTTTAATTAAACCGTTAACCGTTTGATTTCTGGCTTCTGATCTGGCAAACAATGCAGCGCCAAGTACCATACATCTATACTGAAGTTCTTTTTCTTCGTCTGTTTCACCTTCGCAAAAATCTGCAGCACGTAAATACCAGCCAAAGGCAGCAGCACCTTGTTTTAATTTATCATATTCTTTTGCCAAATTAAACATTTTAAAAGGATTATCATAATCCATAATAACATCATGCAATAACTGTTTATTTTTAAATATCATATTTCACCCATAGCCAAAAAGTTAGCAAACACTGTTTTAGGCAGCTTTAATATATAAGAAGCGTTATCCTGCCATCCATAAGATATTAGAATGTCGTCCCCTATTATCGCAACACCAGTAACAAACTCAATATTATAATCCTGACCTTTTACGTGGTCGTAATACGTTCCCATAAAATGGAATTCTCTAGACTTATGAACAATATTCCAATCGTTATCCCAGATAATTACTCGATGCGCATAGTTACCATCTTTTCTACCAAAAGGATCTCTTAGTAAATTTGTTTCGTGGATAAATGCCATTCGCTGGTTATCGTTAATACGAATAACTTGTGAACCACCTCTAAAGTCTTTATTGGCTTCCATATATTTGTCTTTATCATATACCGCGTCTTCAGTTGTTTGCGTTTCAATATCGTATTTGATAACTTGTGTTGGGTTAGTCCATTTAACAAAGTGGTATGGCATATCAAGTATTGGCATCCAATTCTTTTCGCAATATGATTTATCACCATTTGGAGAAGGAATAGGATTACGAGAAACCTCTGTCCATTGACCATCAATAAATTCAATCTCTGCCATTTCCATACGACCACGGCCTTTATCATCATAACAATCTCTGCGTACACCACATAGGAACATTCTATCTTCCCAACTAAATAGTCGGCAATCTTCTAAACCAATAAAGTTCCATGTCGGCTTACCTGTATCTAAAGCCATATGAACACGCTGTGCGTTGACCATATTTAAATTACTGTCAAGTTCGCACATAACATTATGAGTTGTAAGTGTTACATCATTTTCTGGATGTATGTACACCAAAGGACCCCACTGATGAGGAAACTTTTTACCTTCGCTGTGATATAGATAATAGTTAACGTGTCTTACGTTAATAAAGAGTTTATCTTTGTGCTGAAAAACCGAGGGATTCATAATCCCAGTTTCATTACCAAGTACTTCTGTTGGTATGATAATAGGATGGATTGAACCACCTCGTTTTAAAGCATATGTGGCCAAGCCACCCATGTGCAAATCGTGCATAATAACTCCATAATATAAAGTTTAGATAATTACCAATTAGGGGTAATCATAGTCATTGTATTTTGTTCAACCTTTGAGTCGAGAATATTATTTATAGTGGCAATCTTATCAGCACCTAATGCTTCTTCAACCCACGCTATAACATTGGCTTTAGTAACACTATCCAAATCAATATAATCTGCAGCCGATGTTGTTGATAAGTCAAGCTTTGTAGTTGAAACGTAGCTTGCTTTTTTATTCGCCTCGTTGGTTGCTATCTTTTTCCATTTAACAGAAATGATGGCATCTGATAAAACTTCACCTGCGGCATTAGTTTGGTCTAATGTTCCAAGCTTTAGTATCTCCCAAGTATAAGTCATGCTCATACTCTTATTCTACAGGAGCTTCAGGTTCTACACCCCAAGGTAATTCTGGACCAGAAACTTCAGTTTGTACATTTATGTCAATATCTTTTTGGATTTGATCATCAATATGCGCTTTGTATTGTGGATCAGCATTAATCACTGCAGCGATCCAGCCTGTTACATGCGATTCTTCTAATTCTTCAAACGCCGTGAATGATCCAGCTGGTACATTGGCAGCCGAGAATGGAGTTGCGCCAGAAAATTTTCCAACTTGTCCTGCTTCATTTGTGCCTTGAATTTCCCAGTAAGTTTGAACTACCGCGTTTGTTAAAGTTTCACCGGCCGCGTTTACTTGATCTTGTACCTTCAAGTTACGGACAGAATAAGTATATGTAAATGCCATTATTGTCTCCATTTAATTATAGTGTTTGATTCATCTTACACTCTTTTAATTTATAGTTCTATTTATACATTACCCACCGCGATACAAATATAAGTCAACCGGTACACATATTCTAAGACTAGAATAATAAGGATTGACGTGGTGGTATGTAAAGCTTGGAAATATCATAAAATCTCCAGTTTTTGGTGTGATTGCTTTTTTATCAAATACATCGTTCCACCAATCATCGTAGCCACGATTTGCGTTTGTTCTTGGATCTGAAAAAACAATATCGCCACCAGAGTTTTGGTCTTCAGCTAGTATATAAAATACACCAGACAAATGAGCACCTGAGTGATTATGTATAGTCATGTTATAATCTTTTCCATGACCAGTAATCCACGCTTTCATCTCGTGCGCTTTATAATCTGTAATATGTTTTCCAATGCTTGCATAGAGATAGCGATCAAAGTTGCTATATACCATGTCTTTAAATTTATTCATTTCATCTGAATTATCTTTGAATATATTTCCACCGTTTACTTCACCTTCCATGTTATTTAAATCATAGTTAGTAAAAATATATTCTATTAATCCATCAGTATCAAATTTTCCTGAGCCAATCTTTGTTGGCCACATTTCTTTAAATTCCATAACACAATCTCCATAATATATGAATCTATTTATAACATATAACTGGTTGACATATTCGCTTCTTTGTGGTATTATAAATACATATCGTATATTACCATTGGAACTACATTATGATAGAAACATTTGAAGAATTTGAAAACTGGTTAATGACAGAAGAATGCTTTGAGAACCATGATGTATCTCATATAGATAATAACGGCAATCAACATTATTTAGAACATTCAGAATACATTTCTTACCTTGGTGCTATTACAATTTTATTAGCAAACAAAGCTACGATTAAAGTAGAACAAGCCGAGCAATGGTTTCCACATATAGCTGGAACTGCACACATCTTCTATAACAATGACAATGGTCCATCGTTTGATACTCACACGGATCCTATAGATATTTTAATAGAGTGCATAGCCGGTAAAAAGACTTTAGAAATAGATGGTAAAGAATATACACTAGGACCTCGCGACAAAATTGGTATTGCTAAAAATACTAAACACAGAGCACTTAATTATGAAAAGGCATTGATGATCTCATATGGCATTGGCGATACAGAAACACTTACTCGTATACGTAAAAACGACTGAAACCTGCAATCTTAATTGCGCACACTGCTTTACGTCTGGTATTAACGGTAGAAAAATCTACTTTGATGCTGAAAAGACTGCTAAGTGGTGTAATGAGTTGTGTGATGGTACAAACGAAATACATTTTGAATACCACGGTGGTGAACCTTTATTAGCACCTATGGCAGACCTAATGAAGTTTTATAATATTACTAAAGAACATTGGGGTGACCGATGTACGCATGGTATTACAACTAATTTGGTTTATAAACTTACTGATGAAAGACTTGAGTTTTTAAAATTATTAGATGGTGGTTCTGTAGGCACATCTTGGGATCCAAACATTAGGTTCTCTAACGAAAAGCAGCGTAAACTATGGGAAGACAATGTAAAACGTTTAGTTGACGAAGGATGTTTTGTTAAATGTTTTATATCAGTCTCAAAAGATGTAGTTAAAATGGATCCGCTTGAAATAGCTGACTATATGCATTCATTAGGTGTTGAGTGTATAAACTATGAGCGTTTAACACATGATGGTAATGCAACAATTAACTTAGATATTTTTCCGCATAACAGTGAGTTAGATGCCTTTTGGATGAAGATGCACGAAACTACACAAGACCATCCTGTAGCCAATGCGTTTCTTGGTTCTGTTTATGATAAGTTTAGTAAAGGACAATTTTTTAACGGAACTTTTTGTAGAGACTGCGAACAAAAATTACATACCATCAATGCCGATGGGACTGTAGCCGGTTGTCCTAACACTGCACCAACTCAATGGTATGGTACTATTGATACTCCTGCAAAAGAAGTTCGTCAATCGCCAAAACGTATGGAAGTTATATCATGTGAAATGCACGAAAGAGATCCACGCTGTTATGATTGTCCTGTGTTTATATATTGCCATTCTGATTGTCACCAACTTCAATGGATGGAAGATGTTTGCCCAGCACCTAAAACATTAATGATGAAACTTGCAAAGGATAAGGGATGGATTTAATTATTAAACCAACAGAGGCTTGTAATTTCAAGTGTACCTTCTGTTCATCAACTGATATTGATGCTGATAAGGCTGGTTTACTTGATTTAGAATATGTTTATAAATTTCTAAAACGCTATCCTGACACCAATACGATTATTGTAAATGGTGGTGATCCGTTAATGGTTGATCCAAAATGGTATTGGGATTTGATTGCTCACCTTGACGAACACGATTACCCTGCATCAATTAGTTTTACATCAAATCTTTGGCCATTCCTTATTAGACCAGAGAAATGGTTACCTTTATTTAAACACGAAAGATTTGGATGTACTACATCATTTCAATATGGTGGTGGAAGATTAAAAGGTGATTACTCTGAGTTTACTGAAAAAGATTTTTGGCGGGTATCAGATGCTATGTTAAAACATACTGGTGAACGTCCAAGTTTTATTTCTGTAATCGTTGATGAAAACTTTGATGATGCAATTAAAAATGTAGAGCTTGCTAAAGAAATGGGAGTTGAATGTAAACTTAATTACGCTATGGCTTCTGGCGTACAAGGTTCTACGTTTAGGCTAAGTAAAATATACGAAACCTATATAAAGATATATGATATGGGCTTAGCAGAATATGAACACAATACTAAACAAATGATGGTAAGATTAAATAAAAATAGTTACACCTCTTGCCCACAGAATAGGCAATGCGATAGTGGTATTCGTGCATTTAATCCGGGTGGTGATTACTATTCTTGTGGTTCGTTTGCTGACGATTACGATTACCCTATTAATTTTGAAGAAGAGATGAATGGTGAAATGCAGACACCATTGCAGAATGATCCTAATATACAGACAATGAAAATGGCTTGTTATACATGTCCAATGTTTGATATATGTAATGGTTGTAAGAAAACTGTACGTGATATGAAACGCGAAGGTCAAGCTGAGGATCATTGTTATCATATGAAAAAACTAGCACCAAGAATACTTGAAATAAACGGAATGGATCCGGGATTGGCGACACCTTATGTTAATGAATCTATCAATTAATCCAACATACTATTGTAACTTTGCTTGTGATTTCTGTTATTTAACTACAGAGCAATTAAACGATAGACATAAAATTACTCCTTTATGGTTAGAAAACAGCCTACAACAAATTACTGACAAGGTTGGTCATGTTGATTTATATGGTGGAGAGATTGGTTTACTATCGCCAGAATATTATTATTCATTAAAGAAAGTAATACGCAATCATTATAAAGGTCCTATTAATATCAATACTAACTTATCGGCATTCCCTGACTTTTTTAGAGATGAGGATGTAACGTTATCCGTATCATATGATTTCCATGCCAGAGAAAAAGAGCAGCACATTTTAAATAACATGATGAATGCCAATAAAGATTTATCTGTATTGATATTAGCCTCGCCAAAAGTATTAGAGATGGATGTAGAGTTTATGATCTTTACGCTTAATATGATTTCTAATGTTCAGTCAGTTGAAATTAAACCATATTCAATTAATCAAGCAAACCAACATAATGTAACACATAAAGACTTTGAAGATTTCGTTATTAAGTTTGATGAAGCAAATACAGAAAAGAATTTTAATTTCCAAAACATTGATAATATATACAATAGCATAGAAGGTAAGTATGATGCTTTTAGTAATGACCACGTTTACATAACGCCACGTGGAAAATTTGGCGTCTTGGAATTTGATAAATATGATAGAGAATACTTTAAAGAGTACGACACTTACCATGAATATTTAACGTGGGCACGTGAAGAACCTGAGAATAATTTGAGCGATATATGTAAGGCATGTTCTTATTATGGGAAATGTTTAACAGAACATTATCGGTATGTACACGACTTAACCAATAGTTGTAATGGATATAAAGGGTTATTAGATTATTATGAAAGAATGGAAAGCTAGGCAAAGCGCATATCATTTAACGGCATCGTTGTTTAAAGATGATCTGACTGACGTAGAAATTAATTGGCAGCCAGATAATATTGTTGATTATGCTCTTATACATTTCAGAGAATATGTTGACGAATGGATTTATCCTGCAAAATCATATGTGGTTGCGATATGTTATGCGCATTGGTTAAACAGAGATTTTAAAGAACCATTCTTTGATGCGCTTAATGACGAAGCTTTATTGTTTAATAACGATCCACACTTTGTTCCATATTGGCAAGACAAAGATACATATGACGAAATATTATTTAAATTAGACTTTAACGAAAAACTTGGTATGGTACCTGACATATACGAATACTATAAAGAGGAAATGTTATTTGGACTTTGAAATAACAAAAACACTATTAGAAACTAAACGTCCGGATATAGCCGAGATTGAGTTGACTTTATTTGAAAACTGTCATCTCAATTGTTCGTTCTGTCACCACGATAAAAAATCTACCGTAGGTTTGAGCAGGGAAGAGATATTTTCTAAATTAGATTTGGTTGAACAACATGTCATTAAGATGAAAGGCAGAGTTGATATAATACAAATCAATATGGTTGGTGGCGAGTTATTCCAAGATAGAATATCAGAATGGGCTTACCCTGTTTACTTTGATTTTTTAGTAGCAATCAAAAAGATATTTGATGAACATAAACAAAAGATTAAAGTTGTATGGGTAACATCGTTTCAATTCAGTAAACGAGATAGAGTTCAGCGACTACTCGACGACTTAAACGCTGAAGCTATCCCTTCCTATATTATATGTTCATACGATTTTGACGGGCGACCAACAAAAGGTCCATACGCTAAAAATATAGAATACTTTGCTGATTATATCATATCTATTAATATGGTTGCTACTACTTTGTCAATCAAAAAGTTTATGGCAGACGACGATGAGTATTTCCATTACTTATATGAAAAGTTTGATGAATTTTACTTTGATGATTATATTCCAGATCGTGGATATGATTATATGATTCCATCAGATAGTGAGTACCTCGAGTTTTTAAAATTTGTATACCATCACTATCCTGACATTAACCCTATTAAAGATCTCATATATAATGAGAGTAACCATATGCATTGCTTGGCTTTAAACAAGGTTACGATATTCCCAGATAATTCTACATCAAATTGTCGGTGGGATAGATACGATCAACGAGATTTTAATACAGAATACAAACCTAAAGATAACGCCGGAATGATGCAAGCCTATATGGACGAGAATGGTTGCTTATCTTGTAAGTGGTGGAATAAATGTGGTTTCCGCTGCTATACACAATGG